ATTGAACTTCAAAGAACGTGAAAACCTAAAAGACTATGAGTCAGAAAAATATATTGAAGAAAAACTCATACTTTTGAATAAGGGTAAATCGTATGGACAAGTATTATTCTTGGCTGGTGGTTCTGGTTCAGGTAAAGGGTTCGCTATAAACAATTTCTTAGAAGGTAGTAAATTCAGAATTAGAGATGTTGATGAAGTGAAGAAGGGAATTTTACAATTATCCAAACTGAATAAACTTTATCCTGAGTTAAAAAACTTTGAACTTAACAATCCTGAAGATGTATATAAACTACACCAGTTTGTTAAAGATGCGGGTATTATGGATAAACGACTCAACAACCTACTCAAGGATGTAAAGTCGGACAGGTTACCCAATATTCTTTTTGATATGACGTTCAAAGACATTCGTGATTTACACAACTTTCTACCCAAATTATTAATGGTAGGTTATGAACCTAAGAATATCCATATCGTATGGGTTCTAACAAACTATGAACTAGCGAAAAAAAGGAATGAGTTCCGAGGTAAAATACCTGGTGGACGTATGACCGCGCCGGAGATAGTATTAAACACAGCAAGAGGTGCAGCGGTAACCATGTTTCGTATTATACAACATGGTCCACCAAATGGTATTAATGGTGCAATACATGTCGTCTTAGGTAATGACAAAAATATCATCTATCATGTTAATAGTAAGGGTGAAAAATTGGATGGTGAAAGAGATCCTGTAACTGGAAAACGAATAAGACCTATAGTCGTTAAAAGTTTTGCATATATTAGAGTTAAAGAAGAAGGAAAACCACATGGTGGTTATACACAATTTAATAAGGAACTATTGAAGTGGATAATGAACAACGCTCCAGCGTCAGCAGTGAAACAGATAAAAAAAGAAATGGATTAAACCCTTATGAAATCTCTTTAGATGAGTTAAAAAGGGTTGCCGAAGATAATGGTGGTAAGGTAACACTATTCGACCTCTTCCTTACTTCTAGTGAGTATAATGAGGTTGTTAAACAATCCCTAAAGAATGGTATTTTAAAATTTCTGAAATATGTAGAGAAAAAATATGACAAATAATTATATGGGATTTGACAAATTTGTTTGGTTTCAGGGTGTCGTAGAAGACCGTGGTGATCCATTGATGTTGGGTAGGTGTAAGGTTAGGTGCCTAGGATTTCATGATGAAAATAAACAGACAAGTCCCACAGAAAATTTGCCTTGGGCACATCCAATACAACCATTAACATCCACAGCTATGAGTGGAATGGGTGAAACACCTTTAGGTCCTGTTGAGGGTACTTGGGTTGTTGGTTTTTTTAGAGATGGTAATACTGCTCAAGAACCAATTATATTTGGTGTTATTGCTGGTATTCCAGGGGAAGGTCCGGATAGAGCTAAAGGATTTAATGATCCTAGAATACCTGAGGATGCTCCACATGGAACTTTTCCGAAGGAAGATCAAGCAATTCATGGACTTAATGAACCAGATACAAACAGACTCGCTAGAAATGAAGAAGATTATACACATGCCATTTTTGAAACAAAAGATGCGTGTTTTGTGATCGAACCAAAGGGTGCTCAATCCCGAAAAGCTGATGGGGATAACTGTAAAGGTGTCACACAAGCAACTGTATTAACAAATGAACATCCAACAGTACCGGTTACTCCAGCAAAAATATGGGACGAACCCTTAACAACCAGTACTTTTGTTCAAAATGATGAGGGTGAGGATGTACCAAGATATAAGGCACTCTACCCTTATAACCACGTTTATGAATCTGAATCAGGTCATATTATGGAATACGACGATACCAAGTATGCAGAACGAATTCATGAATATCATAAAACAGGAACATTCTTTGAAATTGATGCATCAGGCACCAAATCAACAAGGATTGTAGCGAATAACTATACAATTGTTGCTGGTACCAATGATGTATCTATCAGGGGAGATTGTAACCTCACAATAGATGGTAATGCAACAACCTATATTAAAAAAGATTGGAATATACATGTTGGTGGTAACAAAACCGAATATGTAACAGGAAATGTCGTTGAAAAATATGCTTGTAACCACTCAACATATGTTGGTAACGACCATACATTAGTGGTTAGTGGAAACAGCAGTATAGAGGTGTGTAAAAATCTTCATGAATATACACACCTGTTACGTCAAGACATAGTAGACGGAAACAGAGAAGATACATATGGTTCCGTACATATACACAAGGTGGCTCAACAATATTATTCCACATCTGGTGACAAAATGGTTATAACATCTTCAGATAATTTATACGCATATGGACAAGAAATACACCTAAATCTTAGTGTCGACCATCCAGCGGATACTCCAGCTGGTTGGCAAGGTCCAACATTAGTGTGTAGTGGGTAAAAATGTCAACAAACATTTCTAGACACACCGATACATTAACAACAGGTCATGGTTGTGATACTATTACAACATTAGCTATACCTGGTCAAACAGATGTATTTGCTGAAGGTCTATTAGTTGCAAGAATTGGTGATCCGACAGTAGTCCACTTAATACCATGTGGTTGTCCTCCTTGTTGTTGTCCACATGTAGCTTATGTTAATAACGGTTCATCTACTGTTTTTTGCCATGGTATAGGAGTTGCTGGAAAAATGTACGGAGAAGGATGGTCTACAGCTGACCTTGGAGCCATGATAGAAGGAGCACCTACAGTTTATGCTGGAGATGGAACAGGACCTTAATTATATGGATGTTTTAAAGCGACACCGCTAATTATACACCTGTTTTTAGAGTTTGTCAAGCGTTTTTTTGGATTAATTTGATATAAATAGTAAAAAATAGAGAACTAACAAATGCCAAGACCAGACGAAACAATATTCAGCGATTTCACATTAAATTTGACACCACATCCAGTATCAAGGGATTTGGTAATAGAGACCAATGAATATGCTGTTAAAAGAGCCGTTAAGAATCTAATTTTTACAGAGTTTTATGAAAGGCCTTATAATCCACTCCTAGGATCTAATGTAAAAAAGTCATTTTTTGAACCCTTCACTAATGTTACCGCATCTGATATAGAATATAGTATTAGAGAAATTTTAAATAATTATGAACCTAGAATAGAACTTTTGGAAATTAAAACTGGAGATGATAGAGAGAGAAATGGTCTTAACATTATGATTACATTCCGAATTAATAATCAGGTCCGTCCTGTTATGTTGGACCTTTTCATAGAAAGAGTAAGGTAAAAATATGGGTATTGCAAATTCAACACTATCAGTTTCGGATTTAGGTTTTGAAAACATCAAAGAATCCTTTAAAACCTTCTTAAGAGCTCAAACAAAATTCAATGACTATGATTTTGAAGGTTCAAACATGAGTCTTTTGTTAGACTTATTGGCATATAATACACACTACAACACATATTACACCAATATGGTAGCTAACGAAATGTACCTTGATACTGCATTGATACGGAATAACTTAGTATCGAGAGCTAAAGAGATTGGTTATTTACCTTCATGGTCTAAAGGTGCAGTTGCGAACGTAAGTGTAACCGTTGTGCCTACCACCTCACCCAATACTGTAACAATATCATCAGACACAACCTTTTCTTCAAGTATAGACGACCTAACATTAACTTTTTCAAACGTTAATGATGTTGTAATCACACCCAACTCAAGTGGTGGTTATATCGAAAGCAATATGCAATTGGTTGAGGGACTACCACTCACTCACAAATACACCGTGAGCACTTCAAATGCAGTAGATTACCTCATACCTAACGAGAACGCTGACCTTACCAACCTTACAGTTACGGTCCAAGAGTCCGCAGCATCATCCAATGTCCAATCATATAGTTATGCAAATGACATTACTGAACTCTCAGGAACCTCGAAAATTTACTTCTTAGAGGAAGATAACGATAAGAAATATCGTGTATACTTTGGTGATGGTGTTATAGGTAGGGAACTTACAGATGGTAATGTTGTTATATTGAAATATAGAGTATGTAACACAACTAAAGGAAATGGTGTTCGTACCTTCTCACCCCCAACCTCAATAGATGGTCATTCTGCTATTACAGTATCCACAGTAAGCGTTGGCTCTGGGGGACAAGTGGAAGAATCACTGGAATCTATACGACAAAATGCACCGTTATCATACGAAAGACAGAACAGAGCCGTAACCGTGAAGGATTATGAACGACGTATTATTGCAGATAACCAAGACTTCGCAGCTGTATCGGTGTGGGGAGGAGATGATAACGACCCACAAGTGTTCGGAAAAGTGTATATTGCTGTGAAACCCAAGGTCGGAACCGTTATATCCGATAATAGAAAAGCTGCTCTAATTTCATCACTACAAAAAATCAATGTGTTGTCAATTGACCCAGAAGTTCAAGATGTTGCATATCTATATGTTATACCAACAGTAGAAGTGAATTACAATCCAGACAGGACAACCAAATCTGGAGCAGCTATTGAAGCTCAAGTAAGAACTGCTATAAGTGATTACCAAACAAACAACCTAAATGATTTCGGAAAGGTTTTCAGATATTCCCAGTTCATTAAAGATATTGATGCTGTTGATACAACAGCTATCATAGGCAATGAAACGACTGTGAAAATGCAAAAACGTTTTACACCCTCTACTACAACTTCAACAACGTATGTGGTGAAGTTCACTAACGCAATTAAAGATAATGGGAATGCTGGTGATATAGTATCCACTACATTTACATATGAGGGGTATAGTTCATATTTACGAGATGCGGCATCTAATAACATAATGCAGGTTGTGAGAACTTCAGGAGGTTCAGTCGCTATCGTTGCTGATGCTATAGGTACTATTGATTATGCAGCAGGTACAGTCACTCTCAATTCTTTCCTACCTACAGCTGTAGATAATAGTGGAGTGATTAAACTCTCTGCTGAACCTGTCAATAAAGACATCACACCTGTCAGGGACCAAATTCTCCAAATTGATGATACTACAGTAACTACAACCGAAGATAGAGAAGTGTAGTTATGGCAATGACTCTGACAAAGAATATTGCCGTGATTGTAGTAGCGGCCATTACAGGTTTCAGTCCAATGGGCGTCATGCTGGTACAAAATCATCTTGAACGACAAGAATTAGCATCAGGCGAAATCAACCAAACTGTACTATTAAATCATT